AGCATAGTAAGGTGCTTCGTATACCTTTGCTTTCTCTTTGTTATTTCCAGGAAGAAAGCCCATGTCGCGGGTTGGTACTACTGAACGAATAATAACAATCTTCTTGTACTTGCTATTAGGTTGTAGTATTTCTCTAGTTGCTAGGTAGTTAGCGATGAAACTTTTACCAGTACCTGCGATACCATGAAGTAGGATATTCTTATTAGCTTCATATGCTTCGAATGTTTTACGTTGGTTCTCAGTTAATGGTTGTATATCTTTTAGAGTAAAGTTTAGTTTTTGAGGATTTTCCTCTATCCCGCCTTGCTGTTGCTGATTACGACGACGTTCTTTTCTCGTTAGGCGTTTTTCTGACATTGGTACTCTTTATGTGTTATCGTTACTGGTTCCCTTAAAAGGTATTGACAGTTGATCTTTTAATACCTCTATTTGCTTCGCGTTTAATCTTCTTCAGTACATCACGGAAACCTGCATCTGGTTTCTTATGATAGCCTGAGATTATAGCAGGGGCTCCATTAACTAGCTGCGTAATATTTGGGTTAGATAACAAATATTCATCAAGTTCACTAATAGACATGAACTCTTCGAACTCATCACCTGTATCATTATTTAAGAAATTGTAGGTGGGCATTTTCTTCCTCGTATTCTTCCATGTCAAGTAACACATCAATATTTTTAGTTTTTAGAGCGCGATCAAATCTTTTCTCTTTACGGCGATCATTTACTGTTTTCTTAGTTTCATAATCACCGTCCATATATTCGCGATCGATAACATTGAACTTTTTTTGGCGACTCTTGGACATGTTACTTGTTGTTCTCCTGAGGAAAAAGGTCTGGGAATGCCTGCTTTGCTACTTCAGCCGTGAGACCCTTAAACGGCGATTTCTTATCTTTAATAGCCATCAACATCTTTGCATCAGCTGGTGCTACTGTTTCTAGTAGTTCGATAAACATTGCTTCACGCTTTAGTTGCTTGAGGCCAGGATTACCACCTTCAACGAAATGTACTAGCTTACGTGCTTCAGCAAAGAATACGTTCTCTTGGTCAACTAGGTCATTCGGCTTATAAGGCGCATCACCTTCTGGCAATAGGAATTTGATACGTGGATCAAATGCTGCCTGTAGTACTGTGCGTAGTGCGAAGCAATCACTTTCTTTAAGTGCAGCAACCTTTTCTTCATTCTTCTTCAGCTTTGCTACTTTCTCAAGAAACTCAGCTATTCCAACTCTCGTACCCATATTAAAACTCCGAAATGTTTTCCATTAAATTCTTTAAACGATTAGCAATGAAGTAATTCATCAGCTTCTCTTTGCCTTTTGGCTTTTGTGCATTATACGATTCCAATACTTTTTCTTTGATCTCTTCTGGAATCATAGTAAGATCAATCAACTGCTTGTTACGCATATAGTTACGCTTCAGCTTATCGTCAATACCATTCTCGATAATGGTTTGCATTTTCTTCTGTGTCAAAGGTTTCTGACGTTCACCAACAACGAAACAGTTGTCATTTGATAATACGTTAGGTACACCATCGCCTGAATCGCCCTTAAGAATATGTTCTTGGAGGTATGCTTCTGGCATTTCGTGTTGAATAAACCTTTTACGTACAGGATCATATTGCTTAACATTATCATACTTATGTAGCTGAATGAAGTCTTTATCACCAGATAGAATAAGAATATCCTGTGCAGGAAACTCACTGTGCTCTACTACAAGAGTCGCAATGATGTCATCGGCTTCCGCTGATTCGATATCAATAACACGGTATGGGAAATATTCTTTGAGTTCAGCACGAATTTTATTCATGCATTCGAAAATAGACTGCCAGTTAAGTTCAGAGTTTTCGATATTCTTCTTGCGATTGGCTTTGTAATATGGGAACACTTGTTTACGCCAGTAATTTTTATTATCACAAGCAATAATCATTTCGCCATACTCATCGGCAAACTTCTGTTTATATGATCGCAAAGCATTAAGGACCATATGGCGAACCATATTCTCTTCTAATTGAGCATTAGTATGATTACCTAACTGCATCATTAGATTAGATAACATGACCTGATTCAGATCAACGATAATAATTGTAGCCTCCTACCATAATGTAAATTATTCAACTTCAGTTTTAGTTTGCATCGTTATACTTATATTGTCAGAGATTTTATATGCACCTTCTTCTTGTTCATCAGGTACAAACATATTTTCAGCCAATATTGAAAGTGGATGAAATATACCGTGGTGCTTGCATAGCATAGACTTTAATGATTCTACAACAAGTGCGCCGTCTTTAATATATGGATCGAGTTCTTCTTCCTCAATACCAAAATCGAAACCAGCGACTGCTAAACTAGAGAAGAGGTTGTGTAGTACGGGGAGCAATGTTTCTTGGATATGAACCAATTTCAAATCTTCCATACGCTCTTCAATTTCCTCCAAATCATTTGGGACGAATTTATCGTTATTATTTTTCTTCGGAAACTGTATCACATTATCCATTATAACTTCCTTACTCTAAATGTCAACTCTTTTATTTATGTTAACAGTTAGACATTAAACGACTGCCATAGTTAGTGAATTTGAAGTCAAACACTTTACATTCAGTTTCTGTGGTCACTGCCTTAATAACTTCTTCACGCTTATCTGGAGTAACATAGAACACAAAGAAACCACCACCACCAGCGCCAAGCAATTTGCCACCTAATGCACCAGCTTCAATAGCTTTTGAATATACAAAGTCGAAATAGTATTGCGAAATTTCTCCAACGACACCCTTCTTATCCATCCAAGCATCATGCAACAGCGCACCGAAGTCATCAATTTGACCATTGGTAATGTATTCAGCAGCAGTATACGCCTTATCACGGCTACGCTTAACCATGTTGAACTTATTAACATCAAGCATAGCTGCTGCTTGCTTTTGTAGGATGCTATTAGCTGAACGAGACTTACCACTGTATACTAGCAACAGGTTATCTTGTAGCTTATCGATATTGTGCTGTTGGTATGCGAATGATTTAACAGTAACAGTATCGTTTGTATTGAACTCAAACAAATTCATACCACCATAAGCAGCTGCATATTGATCCTGCTTACCTACTGGATAGCCACATAGGTTACGTTCAATGTTATATGCTGTTTGCGCTAGTAACTCTGGTGATAGCAGGTCAGCTGTTTCTTGCAAACTAGCAAGCGCATGAATCAAGCCAGTAGTAAAGGCTGAAGAAGAACCAAGACCTGAACCTTTTGCAATAATATCAGAAATAGAAGCAATCGTTAGTTCTTTATCAATACCAACTAGCTTCAATGTTTCTCTGGTAATAGCATGCTGCATATCTCCAACATCTTCTACCTGTGATACTTCATCATACATTGTTTTAATACCAATGTGTTGAGTTTTATGCACAGCAATATAAATGCATTTATCAATGGTAACAGATAGTGCAGCGCCAGCCTCCTGATTAAAGAAGGCTGGCATATCACTACCACCACTAAAAAAGCTAATACGAAGTGGGGTCTTTGTAATGATCATAATTAATGAGTCCTGTAAACGAATCGTTGTTCTGGCTTGCCACGTTTTTCTGGTGGGTATTGGTTAACCAAGTCAGTAAGCATCATAGTCCATTGTGTCTTGATTTTATCAATATTATAACGGCTATCAACGAATGCTTTATTGAAGTTGATCATAGGTAAATGATTACCGCTACGGACAAAATCAATAGCACTGCTCAAATGCCTATAGAATACATCAGCATGAATCGTTTTATTCTGTGAGTCACCTTGGTACATAATATTCAAGCCACCAGATGTTTCTGGTAATGCACCATAGTTAGGATGAACGCAAATCATTCCAGCTGACATAGCCTCAAGCATTGCACGGCAGCTGGTTTCAAGCCAGATGTTAGGATATGCTAGGATATGGCAAGTATTAAGATGGGCTTTTAGGTCAGCATTAGGTACGAAGCCATGATAGGTCATCTGTGGGTGCTTGCGTACACGATCATACAATGGTTCGAACTGCTTATCATAATCATCCCAACCATAAATTTTAAAGCTGGAAAATACATCAAGATGAATGTTAGGATCAGTTTCAGCCAACTTCTCAAACACAGGAAGAAGAATATCCAAACCACGTTGAGGTGTTGATGTATAAGCAAGACGAATAGTCTTATCATCTTTCATTGTGAATACATCATTTGGTGCTGGATCAATACCAGACTCAAGTACAATAGACTTCTGGTCATATGGTACACCATGGATCAACTGGTAACGTGTATACTGCCAGTCGCTGATGAATACAAACTTATGAAAGCTATCACGGAACTCTTGTGTTTGAATCTTCTTTGACTCTGGATCTTCTGGTAGGTCATGACACCAGAACAAACGAATCTTAGACATATCAAGTTCACGTGGTCGCGAACAAACAATTTGGAAATTGCTTAGTAGCTCTTGGTCAATCAGGTCACCAAGTCTACGCTTTGCTAATTCAGTACCACCATTTGCATTTTGAGATATTTCGTTCTCTTCAAATCCACTCATAGTTTAAATCCACTTGCTGCTGCATCATTAAAAAACATTTGACAGGTTTCTTGGGAAAATTGTGTAAGATCTTTACCGAAACCTTTGACCTTCTTAATTAGGTCAGGCGTCATGGTGATAATATCTACATTACAACGTTCTGCATCAACATAGCTGAATGCTTGACGAGAACTAGCCCAAAGGAACTCGATGTTTTCCCTGTTATAATATTCAGTAACGATACCATCAATCATATCGACTGCATCATAACCTGCATCATTAATTCGACCAGCAAAGATAGAAACGATAGCTGGTGTTACATCGCTCAATGCATCAATAACTTCGCTAACCTGTTCTTCAGTAAATACAGCTGTTACATTCAGCTTGATACCTTCTTTACTCAGTTGGTTAATAATTGGTGCAGTACTGGTACCATCGATATGCATTACTGGAATTTTTACATAAACAGAATATCCAGCATCCTTACCCCATGAGTCAATCAAACGAGCCTGACGAAGAATTTCTGCTGGTTCATCAGCAAACACTTCAAGACTCAGGCAAGTTTCAGGCCGATTGGCTTTAAGATATGCGATTGCTTCTTTAGCAAAACCTTCATAGTCAGTAATGCCAGCTTGCTTCATCAATGTAGGATTGGTAGTGAAACCACTAATATCTAAGTCAGCGGCTGCTTTCTTAATGCCATCCATATCAGCGCCATCGGCGTATAACTTAATCATTTATTCAAACTCCATATTAAAGAACATGCTCTATATACATTTTCAGCTTCATAGTCTGGCTTGATATGGTTATATTCTTTTGGGCACTCATACTCATCAAATAAACCATCTTTAACCCAAATTGTTTTTACACCAGCATTATATCCGCAAACAACATCTCGCCAACGGTCGCCAATGAAAAAACTCTTACTTCTATCTATTTTATATGTTTCTACGAAGAAGTCAACCATCCCCGTACTAGGTTTATAATAATTTGAGTTACGTACTCTGGCTGAGATAACATCATCAAAGCCAAAGTACGTTTTATATAGCTGCATCATATCGAAATGAAAAGCATCAGTAACTTCAGGATCTGGTTGGTTAGTAACCATAAATGTTTTATAACCCAGATCCTGAATTTGACGAATGGCTTGCTTAGCTCCATCAAAGAATAATACTTCTTTCATATTCCAAGCACCATGATTACCAATCATAGGTGATAGAACGCCATCCTTGTCAAAAAAAACTGCTTTTACCATTTCGTTGCATTTACCTGTAGATCAGGATGCGATACAAGGCAATGCCAAACAACAGCTTGGAAGGCTTCTGAATGTGGTGTTATCCTAGCGCTATCCACAGTAGGCACAACAATGCAACAATCGCTGGTATAAGCTGCGTAACCATCTGGCTTTCCTACAATACTGAGAACAGTAGCACTTTGTCTCTTAGCATACTTAATGGCATTGATAAGACCAACTGATACATTTCTTTCCTCACTGCCACCACCGACAGAAAGAATAAAGATCGTATCATTAAAATTAAGTTTGCTTACCTTTAGATATTCTTCGAAAAATGTTTCGAATCCTTCATCATTGGTACGGGCTGTTAGTTCACTGGTATTATCAGTTGGTGCATAAGCCTCAATATGGCAAAGTTTGCGAAGATCATTAACCATATGAGAAGCATTGCCAGCAGAACCGCCAACGCCCAATACAAATACTCGACCACCTTCGTCTTTTGTTGCATTAAGAAAATCTACAAATCGAACTATTGCTGATGCATCAATTTCTTTTGCGATTTCTACTACTTCATTAAAATACTGTTCAACAAATTCCATAATTTACTCTTTCGATTATTCTACAGGAACTTCTGTATATTGCTGCTCAACAGGAGTAACAGGAGGAGCCTGACGTTCGAGGAAACCAACCTTATAGTTAGTGCAACCGAAGTACTTAGTGGCAAGTTCAATAACCTTTGCTGGATCGAATGTCTTACATGAGAATACGTCCATGTAAAATACACCATCAGCTGGTACGAAGTGTGCACAAATGTTAGAAGTTTCAATCAACTGAACAAGAGTGTAGCCTTCTTTATTACCTGAACCGAAACGAACGATTTGTGGCTCACCATAGGCGACCATGTCAATATCGGTAACAAGTT